GGTGGTCTAATGGATGACATTTTTATTGAGGTTTGCCCCCACATAATAAAAAAATAAGGTTCATAAACACCCCCCAAAGTGTCATTTTTTGACGGGGTTTTACATCCCATATATTAAACACAAAACACTGAATATCAATAATATAAATCTATCTTTCTGCACTCAAATCCTATAAAAAGTCTCGAAATCCCTATTCGGGTCGTTTTATGGTTATTCCGCCCTCACGACCCCGATCACGAGAGCCAGTGAGTAGATACGGGATTTTTCGAGCGAAAACGGGTCGTACTCTGGATTGTCAGATACCAACGTGATATGATCGTCGTCCTCGCCTTGTTTTACCCGTTTGATGAGCACCCCTTGCTCGCTGTCTATCACGTAGGTGCGGTTCCACTGGAAGAATGTATCAAGCGGTAGCCGCTTACAGGCAACAATATCCCCGCTGTAATACTTGGGCTGCATGGAATCACCTTTTACAGGAATCAGAAATTCGGCTCCCTTGAACATGGGGATGACGTAATGCTCGCAGTCATATTCCATGATCGTTTGGCTGTTCTCCGAAAGCGCCCCTGCCATAGCATCGATTGGGATCAACGGAATGCCCTCGTTCTTGTCCGAGCGTTTTCCTATCGCAACGGTTGTTTGGTCGTTTTTGGGTAATGGTACCGTGTCGGTCTTGGCCATACTGCCTTTACCCGTAAGAAGCCATTCTATGTTAATATCGGGGAAAGCATTTAAGATATTTTCTAAACGATCAATTCCTATTGTCTTGCCATTCTTTAATTGACTCGCAAATGAGCCGTTTGAGAATCCACATTTCAACTCAAACGCTCTAACGCTTATCCCTTTCAGATCGAGATATTGTTTAATTCTTATAAGTGCTCCACTCATTTTGTAGAAAAAATCTTAAAAATAATTTTGCTGTTTAAGATATATCTTATATCTTTGCAATGTGGTTTTAACACAACCACGCAACAAATATACTGAAAATAACCAATTAATAGGCAATTATGAGAAAGCAAATCCTTTTACCGCCCTCTGTATTCCGGGAGTTGTATCAAACTTTCAAGGTTCACAGGGTGATTCTCAGTCGAGCGCTAAAGTACGAACGCAACAGCAAACGCGATCAAATGCTCCGTGCCGCCGCACTGGAACGAGGCGGATTGATTTATACCGGGGAGCGGGCACCGCAAGGTTATTGTCCGAATGTAGAAACACGCCACGACCACGTGCGGGGAATGATGTATCAAAACTTCGGCGATCGAGTGGAGTTGCAGGTGAACCGGGAGACCAACGCCGCGACGATCATCATCGACCACGAGCCTGTGGCGACATTCAATGACATGACAGTGGCGACGTGGGGCGATGTTCTGTATTCCCTGCAAAAGATTTACAATCAGTTAAACGCGTAAGACGATGAAGCGACACAAGGAAGATGCCCTCGAAAGGGTACAGAGGTGCGCCCGCGCATACCGGGACGCCGTGGAGAATCTCATCGCCACCAATCCGACATTGAGTGAATCAGATTTGGATACAGGTGAAGATTCCTATAAATGGCTACGTCTCCCCATTCAGGATGAGCAGCCTTTAACCGTGGCAAATATGATTCTTTCAGATGTCGGAGTATTTCCAAATGATTGTCTTGCTGGTATTCTGGTGGCAACATGGAGAAGTCGAGGCGCCATGGCCGGACACGTGGGTTCGATAAGTCTCGATAAGGCAGGAACTCGGATTCACTTCTGTATCGAAGGTGTAACGACCTTAGAAGAGCTCCGAATTTCCCGCGAACAGTTTCGAGCATCACTCGATTTCGAAGGTGAAAAGTGAAACAGATATAGTTTTCCATAATCGCTAAACATTTGTAGTTGAACGCACAAAGATAGCGATTTCCCGTGAACGTGAAGGCGTTACCCGGAGCGATACCGGCACGGGAGCAAAAATAAAGATGTGAAACATGGAATACTACAACGGTAAATTGTGTGTAACATACGATGACTTAGCGGGCATTGCAACCATGAATGCAATCCAGTGCATCGTTAAAAAGGATGCTTCTATCCAAGCTCGCAAAGCTTGTAGAAGCAACCCCGCGCTGTTTGATCTCGACAGGTTGCCGTTAAAGTTCCAGCTGGAGGTTTACCGCCGCCGTCCGGATTTGAAAGCGCAAGCGGAAAGCAAACCGTTTGTCGAGAGCGTCGAACCGGACGGCGCAGCGTTAGATTTTTACCAGCGTCACCAGTTCGGCGACGGGAAGTATTTGTCGACGGACAAACAGACTGAATATGCCAACAATGCGGCAGTCCTAAACGCTTTCCGGCTGGTGCTGGAGCGATCGGACAGTCAGCACCGGAAACAGAGTAAGCGGTGTATCAGCAAGGCGGAATTTTGGCGCAAGGCAGCGCAGGCGTTGCCGCGTATCGCGGACACGTTCCCGCACACCCTGCCGGAGAACCCGCGCCGCCTGCAAGAGAAATTCAACCAGTACGTGCGTGAGGGTTACGGGGCGTTGATAACGGGCAAATACGGCACCCGCAACGCTGCCAAGATCGACGACGATACCAAAGAAAGCCTCCTTATCCGGCTTATTTCCGACGCTCGCAACCTCGACAACGCGCAGATCGCGCGGATTTACAACGTAGTTGCAGAAACGCAGGGCTGGAAAACGATTACCGGGGCGGCGGTCGGCGTATGGCGCGAGAAACACGACCTCGTGACAGCCGGAGGACGCCTCGGCGAGACGCGGTTCCGCAACCAGCGGAGTATGCAGGTGAAGCGTTCGCGCCCCACAGCTCCGCTCTTATACTGGACAATGGACGGCTGGGTGTCCGAGTTGCTTTACCAAAAGACAGAGGAAAAGAACGGGCGTACTACCACCACCTACACGCATCGCCTCACGGTTGTTATTGTCCTCGACCCTTGTATCAATTATCCGGTCGGCTATGCGATCGGCGAACGGGAGACCCCCGAACTTATCAAAGCAGCCCTCCGGAATGCTGCGAACCACACCGCCGAGCTTTTCGGACGCCGTTACTACTCGAATCAAATACAGAGTGACAACTACGGACGAGGGAACCTCAAACCGATTTATCAGATCATGGGAGACATATACACTCCAGCCCGTGCGCACAACGCCAAATCGAAAGTGATCGAGCCGTTCTTCAATTATTTCAACAGGAAATACTGCCAGCTCTGTACGAACTGGGGCGGGTTCGGCATAACCTCGAACAAGGATTTGCAACCGAATAGCGAGTTTTTGAACAAACACCGCCACAGCTTCCCGACCGAGGAGGAGTGCCGCCAGCAGCTTACGGCTTTTATTGAGCGGGAGCGCGCCGAAAAACGTGCCGAGTACGTGAGATTGTTCGACAAGTTACCCGAGGAGCGACGCTTGCCGCTTTCCGATGAACAATACCTCCTCACGTTCGGAGCCGATACGGGGTACCGCAACGCACTCGAGGGCGTGGGCTTGCGCCCGACGATCGGCGGCATAAAACGGGATTACGATTGTTTCGACCCCAAGTTCCGGGAATACGCGCATGTCCGCTGGGCGGTGAAATACGACCCGGACAACCTCGACCATGTGCTCGCGGTGAACGAGGACGGTTCCCTGCGCTTCATGCTCGAACGGAAACACGTGCAGCCTATGGCTCTCGCCGACCGCCGCGAGGGGGATGCGGAGCAGCTCGCCCGAGTACGGGAGTTCAACAAGCAGCTCGAGAACGACATAACCGAACGTCTCGCCCTCGCCAGCAACAAAGTCGAGCAATTATTCAATGACAACCCGCAGCTCGACGTTGCAACCCGTCTGCTGTTGTGTGATAGCCGGGGGCAAAATAAGAACCACAAGCAGACGCGCCGCCTGCAAGCCCACGAGATCGAGGACATAGAGGCGATCGAAATTGCAACGGTGCGCCGCCCGGTTCCTCAAATCGAGGACGAGGAAACTTTCAACTTGTACTAATAATCAGAAATAGAGATAATATGAAAACGATCGAGAAAGAGCAAATCAGAACCAAACTCGCGGAGTTCTGCGAGATCAAAGGCGGACAGAACAAAGCCGCGAACTCCATGCGCGGCGTCAGCCCGGCGACAATTTCCCAAGTGCTCAATAACAACTGGGATTTAATCAGTGAGGAAATGTGGCGCACGATCGCCTCGCAAATTGGTTACGATCCGCGTGCGTGGGTTGTCGTGGAGACACGCGGCTACAAACGCATGTACGGACTTTTGCAGGACGCGCAGGACAATTCCCTCGTGTTCGCAGTCACGGGTGATGCCGGATGCGGTAAGAGCGAGGCGATCAAGAGCTATGCTGCCAGCAACCGGAATGTGTATAACCTCTCGTGCTCCGAGTATTGGAACCGCAAGCACTTTATGGCGGAACTCCTGCAATGTATGGGGATTGATTCGACGGGCTGCACCGTTCCGGAAATGATGTCGGACATTATTCTCGCCCTCAAAAAGAAAGAAACGCCGCTCGTGGTACTCGATGAAGCCGACAAGTTGAGCGATCAAGTGCTCTACTTTTTCATCAGCCTGTACAACAAACTCGAGGATCGTGTCGGGATCATCCTGTGTGCGACGGACTACCTCGAGAAACGCATCAAAAAAGGTGTGCGAACTAACCGGAAAGGCTACAAGGAGATTTACAGCCGTGTCGGGCGCAAGTTCATCCCGATACAGGTCGTAAACAGCGAGGACGTTGCCGCCGTGTGCATCGCAAACGGTGTGACCGATCCGGAAACAATAAACGAGATTATCGACGACTGCGAGAGCGATTTGCGCCGGGTAAAACGCAAAGTCCACGCGGTCAAACAGCGTTCAACCTCCAAATAAACGGTGTTCAAATGAAAGCGATCGACCTTGTAGTCAAAGCCAAGTGGTACGACATGGAAGCCTCCGGCGAAAAGCCCGAGGAGTACCGCGAGATTAAACCATATTGGATAAAACGGTTATGTGACAATCCGGTATTTGATTCTAAAGGCAATTTGATCGGCAGAAAGCCCATAGACGATTGGACTATTGCCAAATGCAGAAGATGTGGTATTGATTTAATAAAAGCATTCCATCGTGGTAACATGATTCCAAAGGAACTTACCCATGCCCGCTTCCGCAGAGGCTACACCCATACCGCAATGCTGTTTAGAATCGACAACATTGCAATCGGCAGAGGCAAACCCGAATGGGGTGCGCCCGATCACGATGTTTTCATTATCAGATTGGGAGAAAGGATTTAGACATGGCAAAAGCGATAAGCAATAAAAACGTGGTGAATGCCAAGTTCAAGGTTGCCGATTTCACGGGCAAATGGCTCGCGTCGTTCGGCAAACCCGAACTCCGGGGCGCATGGATTATCTACGGGGAGAGCGGCGGCGGTAAAACGCACCTTGCTTTGGAGCTGCTCAAATACCTGTGCGGGTTCGTGGATCGGGCGGCTTACGACACGTTGGAGCAAGGTTTATCGCTGTCGTTTCAGAACGCATGGAAAAACGCCGCAATGCAGGAGGTCGGCTCCCGGGTTATCGTGCTGGCGAAAGAACCGATCAAGGAGTTGCGGGAACGCCTGCGGAAGCGCAAAAGCCCTAACGTGATCGTGATTGATTCGATTACGGCGTTGGTCGGGTTCACGCGGACGGTGTTCATGGAATTGATAAACGAGTTTCCCGACAAGTTATTCATTTTCATAGCACACGAAGAAAACAACAAGCCCTATCCGGCTATCGCGCAGCACGTGCGAAAGCTCTCGGAGGTGAAAATCCGGGTCGAGGGGTACAAAGGATTCGTAACGACCCGATTCAAAGGCGAAAAAGGTGAGGGAGGTGCCGATTTCGTGATATGGGAACAGGGCGCAAATGAGTATTGGATTGATAAACTTTAATGATACACAATTATGCACACAATGGATAAAATTCACAACGGGGTACTCCGCAAGTTCCACACCCTTTGCTCGCGTTTGGGACTGACGGAGGCGGAAAAACGGGCGATCGTCGAGAGCTTCGGCGTCGAGAGTAGTGCCGACATAGACACGCACGCCCTTATCGACGTTTGTGCCTCGCTTTCCAAGCAGTTGGAGGGCGACAAAGGCGACCAAATGGATAAACTGCGTAAGCGTGCTATGGCTGCGATCGGCGGCTACCTGCGTAAAATCGACAAGGAAAGCAACGCCGAAATAATCAAAGGAATTGCCTGCCGTTCCACCGGGTACCAGTCTTTCAACAAAATACCCGCCGAGCGTCTGCGGAACCTGTACAATACATTCCGCAACAAACAAAAGGACATGGATGCGGCGGAGCGTATCGCAATGGAGCTCTTGGCTCAAAGCTACACGGCGGGGAAAACCTCCCCGGCGATATTGAATTAACGGATTTATTCACCTTTCAAAAACAAAAAATTATGAGTTCAAACAACAATTCTTCGGGTGCAGGTATCGGCTTTTTGGGCTTGCTCACAATCGCCTTTATCGTGCTGAAACTGACAAAGTGCATCGCGTGGTCGTGGTGGTGGGTTCTCGCTCCTATGTGGATGCCTCTTGCCCTCGTGCTGCTTGTTGTGGTAATCGTCGGGCTGTGCAAGTTGTGGATTTACTGCAAATGGAGGGCGAGACGATGAAATGGTACATCAGCGGCAAAATTTCGGGCTTGCCGACCGACCAAGTAACCGCCAAGTTCAAGCAGGCGGAGCAGCAAATCCGGGCGTTCGGGCACGAACCCGTGAACCCGACCAACAACGGGCTCGGCTCGGAGGCGAGCTGGAACGAGCACCTCGTCGCAGACGTTGCCCTGTTGCTCGAATGCGATGCGATCTATCTGCTCAAAGACTGGGGCGACAGCCGGGGATCGCGCATCGAGGCGAATATCGCCGAGGAGTGCGGCTTGCAGATCGTTCACCAGCCGGAATATGCGACCTATGAGAGCCGCATGTGAGCAGCTCGCCGGAGCCCTGTTGCGGTTTACCGAGGCAATGCGATCCTGTAATTCCGCTTTACGGAGGTATTCGGCTGTTATGCCAAAACAAAGGTACAAGCCGCTACAAGGCAACAGAACCCGAAAAACAAAGAGATTAACCTGCTTGCAACGTAGGCGAAAAAAGACAAATTAAACCACTTAAAAACAAAAAATTATGAGCAATCAGAAATCAATCATCGGTTGCGGATATATTCCGCTTGAAATGCAGGCAGTGTGCCTCAAAACCAACATGAATACCAATCTTGGTGATATTGTGTATAAAATCATTACGGCTCCTTATGAACGTGTATTTGTTCGCAAGAATCTTTTTGATTTAACACCTAAAGAATGTAAACGTATGGCAGTAGACGTAGTTGATGAATACACAGGTTTAACGTATGCCGTCGAGTACGAACCCGCGAACCTCGTCCACCCAACGTCGGAATCCAAAACCGACCAGCCCGGGGAACCTGTCGATTTCGCTACCCGTGCCGGGCAGATCGCCGAGGAACTCAAATCTATGTTCAACTCTGCGGGGGAGGGAATTTCCGACAAATGCGGTGTTGCATTCTTTGCGGTTTCGGATGACGGGAACGATAAAACATCGACGTGCGTCGGGTTTCTCGGCGGTCGAGGTGGTCGGGTGTCGGAGGCTATCGCTTCGGTGTGTTCCAAGAACCCCCAAGTCCTCGAAATCGTGAAATGCGCCTCGATCGAGGCTATGTTTCACCGGATATTCGACGGCGCCAACAAGAAGAAATAACCAACTTTCATTTTTATAACAATGGCAAAAACAAGAGTTAAAAAGGTCGTGGTTTCGGGAGTTACGCGCGACCAAATGGAGGAGGCTTTCGGCGCATTCGCCTTTGCCGACGCCAAATTGCAGGGTATCAACGCGGCAATGGACGCGGAGATTACCAAGATTAGAGAGCGCAATGCCGAGGAGATCGCCAAGTTCCAGCAGCAAAAGGACGACGCCCTCGAGGTGATGCAGACGTTCGCCACCGAGAACCGGGACGAGCTTTTCTCCAAAAAGAAAAGCATGGAGACGGCGCACGGCGTCCTCGGGTTCCGCACCGGGACACCGAAGCTCAAAACCCGCAAGGGCTTTACGTGGGCGGCGGTGCTGGAGCTGCTCAAAGAGTTCAACCCGGCGTATGTCCGCACCAGCGAGGAGGTCGCCAAAGACAAGCTCCTCGCCGATCGTGAGAACGAGGACATGCCCGAGTTGATGCAGAAAGTCGGCATCAAGGTCGAGCAGGACGAAACGTTTTTTGTTGAACCTAAAAAAGAGGAATAAGGCTGAATGTCAGAGAAAGTGCGCAATTATGAAAAAGAGAGTATCGAGGTGTGCCGCAACTGCAAGGGCACCGGGATAGCTTACACGGTACCGGAGTTTCACCCATACGGGAGAGAGGATGATCCGCAGCCGTATGAATGTCCCGTTTGCCGAGGCAGCGGACGGGTAAAAAAGACGCTGAACATCGAGATCACGATCGAACCTTACCCCGGCAAGTCCGGGGTATAAAAAAGAAGCCCGCCAACCGGGAACCGACTAACGAGCGAAGCGTGGGGACGCTTTTGCAAAAATAGTAAGTTTTCGGCACATGGCAAAGGGAGTTCGTTATAAAAGCACGTTAAAACGCATCCGGGAGGTTTGCGCGATAACGAGGGAGCACTACGAGGCTGGCAATCAGTCCAAGTGCTACCGGGCTGTATGGCGAAAATTCATCGAGCCGAAATACGGTATTTGTTACCGCACTTTCTTGAACTACATAAACGAGCCGTTACCGAAAGAACCCGAAAACAAACAACTTACTTTATTTGATTTATGAACGAAAGAACCAAACTGAACAATGAGCAGATCGCCGCCTTGCAGGAGGTTGTCGGAGGCGCGGACGTATTCAGTTGCCATACCGCAAAACTACTCCGCGAAATCGAGGTTATCGCCCCGGAATTGATCGAAATCGGGCATCCTATGGGTGTTTATAAAGCGATTGACCCGCACCCGTATTTCGGTGCCATAGTCACCCGCTGCGGTGTCGAGTATCTCGAAAATATCCAAAAACAAACACGGGATGAATAAAAAGCAGCGCGAAATAATTACCGACGCCTACGAGCAGTATATCCGTAATGCCATGCGAGGCGATCCGGTGGGCGGTTTCAGCGACTTTGCCGATTTGTTTTCCCGGCTTCGTGAAACAGACAAACGACTGGACGAAGAACTGCAAGAACGCTACGACGAAATCCCCGACAAATAAGGACGCAAGCCCCGGAACCGAGAAAGGTTGCCGGGGCTTGTTTTATCCTCTTACCAGTGTGACGCCGACGGCGACCGCTTGGGGCTTGACCGCCGAGGTGTCGGTCGCGTGTGTCACGAAGCACTCCTCGTCATGCTGTACGCGCTCGTGATCGTGATCCGTCACGGATTCGACCAGCATAAAGCAGTTGAACCCCTCACCGGAGAGACCTTGCACCTCCGCGTCGATCCGCTCGATAAGGTCGAGGTGTTCGAGTGCCCGGTCTTGGTATTTCCCGCCCTCCTCGGGAGACGCCAGCGTTTCGGTTACGACATGGAGCCGTACCCGAATGTCTGCCGATCGTGCGCCCCGTGAGAGCTGCGACCACTCGATCGGCTCGAACTCGACGAACACGGCAGGAAGCCGGAACGCCTTTTGTTTGGAAAGTTGCTCGGTGTTCCGGTTCCACAGGCTTACGAACTTGACACCGACCTTTTGATTTTTCAGCCTGTCGGCAACGGCTTTGTAGATTGCCTTTCTCATTTTCTCAACTCTTTTGCGAGGTTATCGAAAAACTCGGTTATATTCTCGTGGACGATCTGTTTGATCGCCTGCCGCACCTCCTTGTGGTCGCCGATAAACTGGCGTTTCGGCATCGTTATCTGCCGGGTGTGCGACCGCACGGTATAGGTCTTGCCCGTGCGCCTGTTTGTCCGGGTATGGGTACGGACGTTCTGTGCGAACTTTCCGCCCTCGTTGTGGAGTGCGGTGTACGGCAGCGGGGAGGAATAATGCACCCCTTTCCCACGAACGGACGCCCGGATCGAACGGCGCATTTTTCCCGTTACATGCAGGAGCGACCCTTTCGCCTTTTTGTTCTTCCGGGGCTTCCATTTGGAGCCGAAAAAACCTTTGCGCTCGAAATTCCGGTCGAACATTTCGGTAAGTTCGACTTTCATGTCGGAGAGTATATTTCGGATCAGTTCGTCAGGTTTTGGCATTTTTCTTTGGTTGGTAATTGAAAATATGCTACTTTTGCAAAAATGCGTACTATGTTGGATTACGACAATCTTAAACTCCGGGAACGGACATTCCTCGACTTTACGGACGACGAGGCTATTATCGGCGAGATCATCGGCGATAAAGAGTTCTTTTTGTCCCATATCACGGAGGAGAACCGGGCAAGTACGTTTTTAGAGTTTGCCGACCTCACTACCGATAAAAAGTTGTCGAAAGCCATTCAAAAAGAGTTTGACGGTGAATTAAAATCAATGTTCTGCGAGTGATATATTCACGTATTCGTCGAACATTCTCTCCCCGTATAGCAAACACCCCTTTACCAGCGTCTTTATTTCCGTTACCTTTAACGGCGTTCCGTCCGCTTTGGTCGCCCCGCTGTCCTTGATCGCCTTTACCAATCCGGCAGCTTGTTGTGAATAGTGCTCGTTGAACAAGTGCTCACGCACCGCATCCAGCACCTTGTCGGGGTCTGCTCCGGTCTTTCGGATCAGCGAACAATAATTGCGTACCCACGTATTATATCCGGTCGATTGTCGGTCGTCCATAAACTCGGGATGCTGCATCTTTCCTCCGAACGATTCGTAAAATTCAGGCAGCGTCTTTCTCGCTACAAATTCATTCGCCAGCTCCATATACCGCCTCGCCAACGTAGTAAGGTATTCGTTGCCGGGTTTGTTGCGGTTGTGTGTGATCTCGTGCCAAAAGGTCGCCAGTGCGTCCGCTTCCTCGAACGAAACCTCGCCGCCCT